CGTCCATTCCGGATCGAATTGCACCAAACGACCGACCTAGAATTGACGCACGCCGAACGGTCGGAATTGGTCGCCGCGACCCGTAAGGCATTGGCCGACAATAACGGAATTCTATTCACCAACGCCGCGGTCGAAACGAAAGACCACGCGTTGGATTCCCACGAGCTACTAATTGACGGCCGGAATGCGTCCGCGGTGAATATCGCCCGGGTCGTGTCAATTCCGGCGGCAATGATTGACGCCACCACGGCCGGCGCATCATTGACATATGAAACAACGGCCGGCCGGAATGCGGAATGGATCGACTACGGTTTATCCCTTTATCTGAACGCGATTGAATCGCGTTTATCAATGGACGACGTTGTGCCCGCCGGAACGTCAATGGCGTTCGACACAACGGAATTGACTTCGCTCACCGTGCCCGCCACCGGGCAACCAAAGGAGGATTAACCGTGACTCATCTTCCACGGCTCGTGCTGTGTGACGCGTCGGCGTTGTCGCTGACCATCACCGCGGCGTCCGCCATCACCGCGGCCGCGCCGTCGTCGACCGACCGACGGTTGGCCGGGTTGGCGTTGCCGTTCGGCGTGCCCGGGCAGACGTCCGCCGGCCCGCTCACCGTCAACGCCGGCACCGTGCAACTACCGTCCGACCTCCGGCGGGTGAAGCTGTTCACCGAACACGGCCGGCAAACACCGGTCGGGTACGCCACCGAAGCGACCGAAACGGCCGACGGGTTGCGCATGGCGTTCCGGGTTGGTGCGACGCCGTCGGGGGACGCCGCACTCATCGAAGCGGCGGAAGGCATCCGCGACGCGTTGAGCGTGGAACTATCCAACGTCGAAGTGTCCGACGGGATCGTCACGGCCGGCGAATTGGTCGCCGTCGTGTTGACCAGCGTTCCGGCGTTTGCGGATGCCCGGATCGCCGCGACCCGGGCGGCCGTGGTACCGGTGACCTCCCCCCCGTCACCGGGTACCGCGGTCGTTCCGGCGCGCCCGGCCGGCGGCGCAATGGTGATCGACGTTGCCGGCGGCGCGTTGCCACCGGAATTGACCCGCCGGCGGACCGGTGCAACGGCGCTCGCCGCGGTCATGCCGGCGATGGCGGCCGCTATCCGCGACAACGACATTGGCCGGGTCAATGCGGCGTTGTCCGACGTCGTCCCGGCGATGGATACCGGCGGTGGCGCCACCGGTACCGGTCAATGGATCGGGGAATTGTGGACGCCCATTGCGCAAGAGCGGCATTTCTGGCCACGCGTGCAACACCAAACGCTGACGACCGGGCTCAAAGTCTACGGGTGGAAGTGGGGAACGTTGCCGGCCGTCGGCCCGTACGCCGGCAACAAGACGCCGATTCCGTCCAACGCCGTCACGATGGTTCCGGCGGAAGCGCCGATCCAACGCTACGCCGGCGGGTGGGATATCGACCGTATTTTGGTCGACCTAGGCGAGCCCGGTTTTCTGGAATCGTTTTTCCGGGCCGCAACGGTCGATCTTGGCAACAAACTCGAAGCGGGGTTGGCAAACGCAATCGAAGCGGCCGCCGGTGTCGGCGGTACCGCGGCGGACGTCTATTCGGCGGTGTCGTTGGCGATCCGGACGTTGATTGCGGCCGGCGCGACACCGTCCGCCGTGGCGTTGGCGCCCGACGTGTGGGCCGACCTCGTGGACTCGCCGCGGTCGACGTCGCCGTGGTGGCTACCGGAACAGGCGTCGATATCGTTGGGCGGCGAAGACGGCCGCTTGACCGACCTTGCCGTGTTCCTAGGACCGACGCTCGACGCCGGCGAAGTGCTCGCGTGGGACAAACGAGCGGTGACAACCTATGAGGCGTCACCGATGCCGGTCCGGGTGCAAGCGGTGAACATTCCCAACGGCGGTATCGACCTAGGCGTGTTCGCCTACTCGTCAACCATCGTCAACGACGCTCGCGGCGTCGCGCTCGTCACCGTGACGGTTGTCCCGTAAGCCATGACCGAACCATTGTGGCTTGCCGTGGCGGACGTGAAAGATCAACTCCGGATCGCGCCGACGGACACGACCGACGACGCGTTGATTATCCGGTGCGCGGCCGCCGTGGAACCACAAGTGGAGCGCGCCCGGTCGGATGCGTGGGTGTACCACGACCCCGACATTCCCAACCCGCCCGACCCGCCCCCGCCGGGTTGGCCGGTGGTCTTCGAACCCGACGCAGAGGTTTACCAAGCGGCCGTCATGCTCGCCGCCCGGTTGGTACGCCGGCGGAATTCGCCCGGCGGCGTCGAAACGTTCGGTGAGTCAGTGACTTACGTATCCCGGCAAGACCCTGAGATAGCGCGTGCGTTGCACACCGGCCCGTACGCGTCGCCCGGTGTCGGGTGAACGTCGCCGGCGCCGTGCAAGGCGTCGTCGACCGTCTGTTGGCGGCCGGCGTGCGTGCCGTGCTCGACGAACGGGATATTAACCCGCCGTGCGTGTACGTTGCGCCGCCGGCGGTGTCGTGGCGCTTCGCCCGTAACGACTTTGACGCCGAATTCACCGTGTGGGCAATCACCAACGCCGCCGGCCGCAATATCGACCTCGTCAATCTAGGTGAATTGCTCGACGACGTCACCGCGGCGTTGCAATTCGCCGCCGTCCGCGCCGAACCGGCCGACCTGTTGATACCGCAACAGGCCGCGCCGTTGCCGGCGTACCGATTACTGTTCACCGAACGTATCCGCCAACAGCGCACGACCGCAAAGGAGAATTAACCATGCCGGTATTAGGTCCCGGGACGCTCGAGATAGGCGCCACCGGAACGGAAATTGACGTGTCGTGTTTGGTGAACGGCGCGCGTGTGGCGCCAACCAAAAACGAAGGCGACGCCACCCAAAAACTGTGTGGCACAAAGGTTCCCGGCGCCATCACCTACACGGCGAAACTTTCCGGCAATATGGATATCGACCCGGACGAAGGCGCCGCGGGATTGTTCGCGCTTTCGTGGAGCGCGCCCGGCTCGCAACAGGCGTTCAACTTTATTCCGAATACCGCGGACGGTACCGCGGCGACCGGAACATTGGTGCTCGACCCGCTCGACTTCGGCGCCGATAAATACGGCGACACGCTCGCAAGTGACTTCGAATTCACCATTGTTGGTGACGTCGTATTCACTTATCCGGGCGGCGCCACGGCGACCATGCGCACCGGCATTCCGATTCAACAGGACCGCATCGGCCCGCCGGAACAATCGCCGGCGCCGGCGCGGAAACAGCGCGCTAAAGAATCGGTGAAATGACCGGCGGCGCGGAATTGGTCGGCGGCGCCAATTTTGCGCGAACAATGGCGGAATTCGGCAACGATATTCAAGCGTTGACCGAAGCGCACACGGCGGCCGGCGCGGAAGTCGCCCGGCTCGCCGCGTCGCGGGCCCGCCGGCAGACGGGCCGGCTCGCCGCGTCGTTCGGGCCGCGGGTCACCGATGCCGGCGTGGAGATAGCGTCGCCGGTGCGGTACGCCGGCGTGCAAGAGTTCGGGTGGGCCGCCCACCACATCACGCCGTCGTTGGCGCTGACGTCGTCACTCGACGACGCCGGCCCGACGGTGGAACGAATCTACGGGGACGCCGTCGACACGGCGCTAGGCAAGGTGAGAGGCAAGTAATGGGACCACAACCACGACTAACACCGGTGGCCGACGTCGAGCTACCCGACGGGCCGTTTGACGTCCCGGTCAACAAACTAGGGATGACGATTCCCCGGTTACGGATCGTGCCGGCCGACGGCGAGCCCTACATCGTGCAGGTATTGAATCCTGACCTGTTGACCTTCGAAGACACCGCGGCGACGCACCGGTGGGCCGGCCCGGGTAAAGCGCCGTTCCGGTGGCTCACGTTCGTTGCGTGGGCCGCGTCGACCCGGACGGGCGCCACCGATCTTTCGTGGGACGAATTCCGGAAGACCACCCAACAGATTGACAACCTATCGGCCGTGACGGCGGACCCTACCCCGCCGGGACTAGATCCCGGCTAATCGTCGAGATAGCTGTTGCGACGTCGACGCCGCCGGCCGGGTGGCGGACGGAATCCGACCAGACGTTGGCAACGGTGCTCGACGTGTTGACCGAACAGGCGAAGGCGATCCGGAACGGGAGGTGACACGGTGGCACGCTCGATTGAACTACTCGTGCGGATCGCCGTCGACGCCGCGCAAGCCGGTCAGGAGATAGACGACGCGGCCGGCCGGGCGTCATCGTTCGGTGACCACATGGGCAACCTTGCGCTACCGGCCGCGGCCGCCGGCGCGGCCGTGGTGGCGTTCGGCAAAAACGCGATCGACGCGGCGTCCGCGGCGCAACAGGCCGTCGGCGGCGTCGAAGCGGTCTTCGGTGCGTCCGCGCAACAGGTAGTCGCGTGGGGCGAAGACGCGGTGAACAGCGCCGGCCTATCGACCACGGCGTACGAAACGATGGCGGCCGGCATCGGCGGCGCGCTCACCGGTATGGGCGTCCCAATGGACGCGGCCGCGCAATCGACGCAAGACCTCATCACCCGTTCCGCTGACCTCGCAAGCGTTTTCGGTGGCACGACCGCGGAAGCGGCGGACGCCGTGACGTCGGCGTTCCGCGGTGAGTACGACTCATTGCAACGGCTCATCCCCGGTATGTCCGGTGCGGCCGTGGAAGCGCAGATAGCGGCCGACGCGCAAGCCG